AATTGGTTAAGATGCCAGCCAAGAGTAATTGTATCGTACAGAGTGTTGACAACAATCTTAGTGCAGACATTGTCTTCCATGTAAATTCTTGTGCCTATACCACATATGGATCCTTGCCAAATACCATGACCTTTCCTGGCAGAACCTCTTCCTCTTTGTTGTTGAACAAAAGAACCTAATAAACCTTTCTTACTAGCTTCTATTTTGTGGATTAGATCAAAATTGTCAGCACCACATAAAACATCCCTCACTATCTTTAGTTTCTTACCATGAGCAGGAATTTGCGAAAACGGTTTAGACAATGACAGCTCGTCCTTAATTAATTTTTTACAAATTTCATCATTGTATCTTTTCTCATACCAGAAAGTCATAGCTGAGAATAATTTGCATCTTAATTCTCCTATCTTATCTTCCACAGAACTAGTAGGAATCACAATTTTCTTGTTTGGCCAATATATTCTACTCAAAGCATATGTAATATTGCCTGCTTTAGATGAGCTGTCATACAACACTATAGACCTACTTCTTGTGCTCATACTCTCTAAAAACATCTTTGTTTGTACCACATTGAGTTTCAAGTTTTTAGCAGTTTCTTTTAGCCCCAGGATGCCTCTTCTTTTGTCCAAAAACGGAAATTTCTCTGTTAACTCATCCCACTTTCTTCTAAACTGACCTTGTGAAAGTGAATGAATCCCTCGGTCAAACCACCTTCTTTTACACATGTCAATAACATCTATTTCCCCTATAGGTTTAGGGATGACTACAAGCTTTACTTTTGATGTCCTCTTTATATATTGATCTAATATAAGGCCATTCTTTTTCAAATTGTCAATATCTGAAGATAATCTATCAAACTCTTCATGGAAAGGAAATAGAGATTTTTTGTTTTCATCTGTTTTGTTAGATAAATTAATAGATCTTCTGTATTTGTCCATTAGACTTAATAATGTGTGTTTCTCTACTACAACTCTATTATATTCCTTGCCATCCCTATCCTTAACCTTCTCTATAGATTTGGACTTATCATCATTGACTGAGAAACACTTGTTTGTTAGAATGTAAGAAGATGAAGCTGACATTCTTAGTAAAGAAGATTTATTTGATATGCTTTCTTTCACTCCTCTACTAAATACTTTCAGCACTAGATTGTGTTGTTCATCTGTCCAGCTATTTGATCTACTAAATAAGATCATGGGATCTTCTTCTACAGCTCTAACAGCTTCCTCCAAAGGCTCCAGATTCATCCTTTCTAGAACTCTATAAAAGACTGACATCTTTGAGAATTTTAATCTAATGGTTGACATATCTTTAGTTTTCATCCATGAAGGGAGATCCTCTGGTGAATAGTCCATTGATGCTTCAGTATCTCCCAAAACTTTGATGTTAGAACCAAAGGAAGAGTTATTGTAGAGCCTATACAGCTGGAACTCCACACCAGTCACTCCACAGGAGATGTCTTCGTCGAAAGGGAAAAAACCATAAAGAGGATCAGGATTCTCAGTACATAACTCAAGATATCTTTGTTTAGCTTGAAGATTCCTTTTGCTTAGCATGCCCATCATTGAATAATGCATAGTGGCCTGGAATAACTGTATAACAGCACATTCCAATGTAGAAGCTCCTCCTGTTAAACAATCAGTGATCATATTATTATAGATTCTAAACCTATCTATAAACCGTTCAGTCACTGACAGTTCTTGGCTAGCACTAACCCATCTGAAAGTTGGTTTTATTACCATATGTCTAACATGCCACTCTGAATTGTATTCAATTAAGTCATGAGTTCCTATTGAGCTTTTGGCTTCATTACAAAAAACGGACAAATAAGGAGAAACTCGCTCTTTCCATAACAACAACCTTTTCAACATCTGCATAGTTTTAAGGGTCGGCTTTCCAGGTACAGATATCATGCAACCTGAGTCATCACTTCCTTGACAGATTGTTATCAGCACCTTGTCCATTCTCAGCCTTCCTTTGCAAGCATTTATTAGAACTTGTTTCATCACCTCCTGTATCATAGTGTGATATAAGGAACTGGTTGTGTGCAAAATTCCCTGAAACATGCCAGAAATGATTTCAATCAAGTTCCCTCTTGCATTTACAAACATTCCTTCACCCTTTTCAAATTCTTCCTTAAATTTCATGTACACATCATTGCTAGTTTGAAGCTTTACATTAGCAGCTAAACTAGAAGCTTGTTTTAGCGGGAAAGATAGTCTTTTCCTTGGCCATAGAGACAAAGCACTTAGAGTGAATTCCTTCAATTCCTCTGGAAGAATTGCTTGGAACATGGCAGCAAAATGACTAGAATGGTGGAATTGGCACCAAGTAGTTGCATCAGCAGACTTTGAAATTGTTGTGAAATTATTACCAAACATCTCTTTTGACTTTGCATAATGTTCTTT